GGTATGTTAAGTGTTTTATATAAGGTTCAAGGTGCATTTATAACCGCAGGTGGTGTATTTGCTTCAACAGGTAAAACATTATTTTCATTTAACAGAGGAGTAGTAGCAGCCAAACAAGCATTAAAAGGATTATTTGGTGTCTTGACATTAGGTTTTGGCTTCAAAGGTAAAGGTGGCTTTTTTGGTGCAATGGGTATGGCAGTTGCAAATGTTGGTAGAGTTTTACTAAGATTTGTTATTGGTCCTATAGGTGCTTTATTAACAGGTTTAGAATTATTAAGTTTAGCCAGTAAAGCATTGGGCGGGCCGGACTTTATGGCAGGACCTAGAGATGCAATCATAGGTTTCGGTAAAGATCTGTTAGGCTTTAATGAAGATTTAGAAGAAACAAATGAAAATATAAATGACTTATTAAATCCTGATGAAAACGGCGGCGGCGGTGGTGGCGGCGGCGCGTCACAATTAGATGATAGATTACAAAAGTTTAAAGAAAGTCTAGATGCTTTAAAAGTTACAACACCTGAATATCAGAAAAAATTAAAAGAATTAAATGAAACATTTAGTAAAGACACAGTAGCAGAATTAAGATTATATAATCAGGCTTTATCTGCATTAAATCAGGCTTTTCCAGAACAAGCAGAAGAAATTAAAAAATTAATTGCAGAACAAGAAAAGTTAGCAGAAAAACAAGCAGAATTAAAGTTATTAGAAGAACAGGGTAAACAAGCAATAAGCGATTTCACTAAAGGACTAAAACAACAATTCTTTACTACAGAAGAATTAGAAGAAAAACAAAGTGAACTCAATGCTTTATTAAGCAAATATCCTGAACTAGCAAATTTAATAGCAGATGCACAGGATAATTTAAATGAAAAATTTAGTGATAACGAAGGTATTAATAACTTTTTAGATACACTAGCAACAGCACAAAAATCATTAAGTGAAGACTTAGCAACAGCATTATTAGAAGGAGAAAAACCTTTAGAAGCATTTAAAAATTTCTTTAAGAAAATAGTTCAACAAATACTAGCAGACATAATAAGATTAATGATAATTCAACCTATATTAGGTTCTATACTAGCACCGTTTAATTTAGGTTTTGGCACAGGTGGAAGTATTGTAAGGAACAAAGCAGTTGGTGGGCCTGTAATGAAGGATAAGCCTTATATTGTTGGTGAAAGAGGACCAGAGATGTTTGTGCCTAATTCAGCAGGAAGTATAATGCGTAATGATCTAATGGGCGGCGGATCTGTTACATATAATATACAAGCAGTTGATGCCAGAAGTTTCCAACAATTAGTGGCTAGTGATCCTGAATTTATATATAGTGTAACAGAAGCAGGTAGAAGAAGAATACCAGGGAGATTTTAATGAGTCTACAAACAATTATAGATAAGGCAACCTTTTTAAATATAAACAAAAGGCGTGTAGTAGCAGGTAGTATAAGCCGTAGTGGTCACTACAAAACTGCGGAAAGATCACCGTCACCATATGGGTTTACTGTAGGTGCACCACAAGGATTACAATATTCCACAAACAGAGATGTATTAGAAGATTTAGATACTATAGACCGTATAACAGAAGTGCAAATTAACATAGGTGCTACGAATAGTGCCTTAAGTTACTTAACTGATTATCAGGGCAGTCTAAATGCATCACAAGTAGGACAAATAACACTTAATGCAGTAAGTGGAGCAAACATTTATTTAGATACAACAAGTGTAACAGGTTCTCCTAGTGGAGAAATGTTTAAGAAAGGTGATTTTTTATTGTTAGAAGGTAATACAGCAACATATAGATATCCTTATCAAGTGACCAGTGATATTACATTTACTGGTGGTAATGTTACTATACCTGTGCATAGACCAGTATTAAGTCAGACAGGTGTAGCATTAACAAGTGGTGGTATAGCAGTAGGAAACAATGTTACATTTCAAGTAAAATGTGTAAACATGCCTACATATACAGTAGTTCCACATGATTTGATAGAATTTTCCGATAATTTTGAATTTATTGAAGTAATTATATAATGAGCACATCAATACCAGCAGTTCAGGGCACCCATATATACCCAGTTACACTAATTGACTTAGATTTGAACGGAAATGTATATTATTTGAGCGATGCATTCCAATCTTTTACAGTAGATGGTAATAATTATACAGAATTAGGTGCTTTTTTAAGTTTATCTCCAATAGATGACAATTTAAGGGTAACAAATGGTGATATTTCGATTACTTTAGCAGGAATACCAAGTAGTTCAACCGGTGCAGAAGTAAATTATTTGCAATTGATACTTACAGAACCTATAAAAGGCGGTAACATATCAATAAAACGTGCATTTATGGACACTAGCACAAATTTATTAGATACTACTAATGTTTATACACGATTTAAAGGTGTAATTACTAATTTTAACATAGGAGAAGACTTTAATTTTATATCTAAAAAGAATGATTATAGTGTAACAGTATCTTGTGCAAGTATAAACACAATTTTAGAGACAAGAATAGCAGGACAACGCACAGACCCTACAGATAGAGCAACAGTTTTTCCAAATGATCAAAGTTTTAACAGAATACCAGACTTAAATAATTTATCCTTTGACTTTGGTAAAGAATATGTGACTCCTACTACATATGGTAGTAGTAGTAACAGTGGTAACTCCGGAACTGGTAGAAACGCAAGGAAATAATGAAGGTAAGATCAGCAACACAAAATGATTGGCCAGATATAAAAAGGCTAATGATAGATTTTGCTAATTTTAATCCTATAGAAGATTTAAAAAATCCAAAATATAATCCTAAGCATGTAGACACAGTATTAGATTATATTTGTAAGAAGGGTATTGCTATTGTGTGTGAACATAATGGAAGGGTCGTAGGAATGCTTCTAGCGACCATACAGGGAGATTTATGGTTACCACATGTCAAACGTATGACTGAAGTTGCATGGTGGGTAGAAAACGAATACAGGGGCACTACAGCAGGTGCTAGATTATTAAAATATTATATAGGTGTAGGTATAGAGATGCAAGAACAAGATTTTATTAGTAGTTTTACTCTTACAACATTAGCAACTACACCGGATTTAAAGTTAGACAAAAGAGGTTGGACTCCAATAGATTTCAACTGGGTATTTGAAGGTTAAATTATGGCAGTATTTACAGCAATAGGAACAGCAATAGTAACTGGACTTGCAACAGCCGGAGGTGCATTCTTAACTACAGCAGGTGCTTTAACAACATTAGGCACAATTACAGCAGGTGTAATTAGTGCTGGATTAGGCTATGCAACAGCAAAGGTAACTGGTGTATTTGATGCACCAGACATAAGCACACCTGCAGATCAAGGTGTTAAAATACAAGTAGCACCAGACACAAATAACAAAATAGGTGTTGCTTATGGGCGTAACTTTATGAGTGGCCCAATAACCGATATAGCAATATCTAATCAAAATGACACTATGCATTTTTGCATAGTTTTAAGCGAATATGTAAAAGGTGCAACATATACTGTAAATCAAATATTTAGAGATTCTGCAGAATTAAACTTTGCTAGTGGTAATGCACAGGTGCAATCAGTAACACAACAAAATGCAAGTTCTGAAAAGGATTTTGAAGGCAAAATTCGTGTAAGACTATATGCAGGTAGCACTGATAGTGGTAATATTATTTTCCCACCTAGCGGAGTAATTGGAGCCGCAACACAGATGATGCCTCATTGGACAAATACTACTGCTTACAGTATGGAAGGTTTAGTATTTGCAATGGTTGAAATAGACTATGATGCAGAAGCAGGTTTAACAGGCCTAGGCGGATTTAGTTTTGATGTGACTAATTCTGTAAGTAATCCTGGTGATGTGCTTATTGATTACTTAAATAATGACAGATATGGCTGTGGATTATCAAATACAATAATTGATGTTGATAGTATAACAGGCGCAGGAGTTTCGCAATTGCATGGTTATAGTGATACCACAGTAACATATGAAAATAATTCAGGCGCAACAGTAACACAACCAAGATATCAAATAAACGGATATCTTAGCACATTTAACGATACTGCAACTAACATAAAAAAAGTATGTGATGCGTGTGCAACATTCTTTATGTTTGATACTAAGCAAGGTAAATTTAGAGTGTTACCTAATAGAACAAGTTCCAGTGTGTTTAGTCTTAATGATAACAACATAGTAAGTAAAATACAAGTAAGTAGCACAGAATTGTATAGTTTGTTCAATGGTGCAGATGTAGAATTTGCAGATAAAAACAGACGAGATCAAACAAACAGTATTACAATATCTACCCCTAGTGGAGATAGAAATCCAAACGAACCAGATAATAAAATTACAATGCGTATGGATTTGATTAATGATAATATTCGTGCTAGCCAGTTAGCAAATATAGACTTAGCACAGAGTAGAAAAGGTATGGTCATACAATTAGAAACAGATTTTTCTGGTATGCAGATAGATGTAGGTGATGTAATAGATATAACTAATGAAGACTTTGGATTTGTCGCTAAAGAATTTCGTGTAATGAAACATCAAGAATTAATAAATGAAGGCGGTATGACAACATGTGGATTAACATGTTTAGAATATAACGCAGATATTTATAGTGATCCGGATGTAGTTGAATCCAGTGTGCAAGGTGTAACAGAAATACCTCGTATACCGCAAATAGTTACTCCACCACCTGTAGTATTTAATAATATTATAGCAGACGTGGATCAATTTACACTTACAACTACTGCTAACGCCAATGTAGCAGGTTCTGGTGCTATATTTACAGTCTTTAAAAATCCTTCTACAGCAACATATTCTGATGTTATCATAGATAACGGCGGTAGTGGATACTTAGCAACAGATAGTATAGAAGTTAGTGGATCTGTATTAAGAGGTGTTGCACCAACTAATAATTTAACATTTGATGTTAATACTGTTAATGGCAGTGGTGTAATTACCGGTGTAAACAATATAACCGGTGACGCAAGTGTATACAAAGCAGAAACATATGGACAAAGTGTAACAAGAGATGCAATAGCAAATATAAGTGTAGGTGGACAAATAGAAGATAAACCTGGGCAAGTTATTTCAGGCCATGCTAATAATAATACTTTTATAAATTTATTCAGTGTTAGAAGTTTAGATTTTACAACAGGTATTGGTATAGAACCAGGTGATTATAG